CGAGGCAGCCCAACAAGCCGGAATGACCACACATGCCGTCCGCGAAGCCTTCGCAAAGCCACATGTCCTCGAATACGTCCGCAAACGAAGGCAGATGCTCCTTGCAAGCGTCAACGCGCGCAACATTCAGCGCTTGGCGGAGATCAGAGACGCCGCCGACAACATGCCAGCGGTTAACTCAGTGCTCGCGCTCGAGCGCATGGCAGGCGACGCGACCAGCACCCCAGGCGGGTCGCTAAGTCATTCACCTGGCGTGACAATTGTCATCAACTCAGGTCAGTCAGACGAACGTCAGCCTGTCAAGACGACCATCGACCTGACCGCGAACCCTCCCGATCCTGACGATCGCCCGTGAGCGAGGCCGGGGGAAAAGTTTCGTCGTTTCGCCGTGCTCGAAGCTTGCAAGAGCATAAAACCTGTGGGATTTGTTGGGGTGTTCGAATTTTTGGGGCTCTGAAAATATTGGGACGCTCACCAATTCAAGAAGCATCTCGGTACGCGGCCAAGCGCGCGGCGTGGGATGCTGACCCTGCGGCTTTGGCAGAACAGCGGCGAAAGTGGCGAGAGGCTTTCCGCCGGCGCATGGGTCTTCCTGCTGACGGTTTGCCCAACGCAGAGTTTCGGGCGGGCCAGAAGGCTGCCAGGGATGCTAAGGCGGCTGAGCGGGCAGCGGAGAAGATTGAGAGCGACGCCGCGCGCGAGGTTGACCGTCTGACGCGCCCGACGCCGCGCGAGCGCAACAGGGCGTGGCGCACGGCGAACCCGGCTCGGGCGCGAGGATTGGTCCGCTCGTGGAAATTGGCTCACCCTGACGAGGTCCGGGCTGCGAAGCGTGGCCGGCACATCGCGAAGCGCGCGGCGACGATCGAGATTCTGTCCAAGGCTCAGCGCGGCCGGTGCGCGATCTGCCATTGCCGGCTGGGCGACGAGGTCCACATCGACCACATCATGCCGAAGGCGCTGGGCGGGTCGAACCGGCGGTCGAACCTTCAGTTGACCTGCGCGCCGTGCAATATGGCGAAAGGTCCGCGCCATCCGCTCGACCACGCGCGATCGCTGGGCTTGCTCCTATAGGGATTTTCGATGGCTGACGTGGTTGGGCTTCGCGGGCGGGCGGCTCCGACGGGAGAAGGGGCTGAACCGGAGATTGTTGCGGAGTTGGAGTGGCTGCTCAAGGAGGCGCGGGCCGGAGACGTCATCGCGCTTGCGGCGGTTATTGTGCGGCGCGACATGACAATTGGATCGGTTTCGCGCAATCCGGGCGGCCAGCGGCATTTGCTGGTTGCGGGGGCGGCGTATTTGCTGGGGGACCTGACGCGGGAGTCGCGCGAATGAAGGTGATCAAGGTTGTTTCGGCTGCGCAGCGTTTGATGCTTGAGCGGGTTGTTGCTGACCCTGCGGAGGCGCGGCGTCGCGGGATGCGGCAATCTGACGCTGCGGCGGCATTGGCTGCGGACGGTGGCGGTCGGTTGCCTGAGCGTTTGGGGCCTTTGCGACCTAATCGCCACGGTCCTGCTGGGTGGCGTCGGTGAAAGGGGTCAACTGCTCGCCGAGCTTCGGATAGTTGATGGTTCCGGGGTAAGGGCCGCCACCCCAATGAAATGGGAAGCCCGGCTCGCCGGCGCGCTGCCACGCGATCATCGGTGGCATGACAGGGCCGACGAACGTGGGCGATGGCCGCCACTGCGCATCGAGATAGGCGTCGCGCTCCGCGCCCGTCAGAAGGTGCGGAGGGACGTGCTTCGGTTTCATGTCCGGCTCATTGCGGCGATCCGGTCGCGGACGCGGATCACGGTGCGGGCGGACCACGGCGCGCCGGTCGGCGTCGCTATCCCGATCTGGTTGAGCTTGTTGGCGGCGGTGTGGGATGCGAGGTCTTTGAGGTGGGCGAAGACGGGGGCGAGTTCTTTCGCTCGAGCGTTGGCCTCTTGTTTACGGCGCTCGCCGACTTCGGTGGTCTGGCCGAGCTTGCGGCCTGATTTGGTGCCGATGATCTTGGCGCGGGCGAGGGCGGCTTTTGTGCGCTGCGAGATGAGGGCGCGCTCCTTTTCGGCGACCGCGGCGTAGATGTGGAGCATGAAGGGATCGACGTTGGGGCCGAGTTCGGCGACGATGAATGGGATTTTGTGCAGCATCAGGCCGGAGATGAAGTGGACGTCGCGGGAGAGGCGGTCGAGCTTGGCGACGACGACCGGGCCGGGGATGCGGGCGGCGAGGTCGATGGCGGCCTTGAGTTCAGGGCGGAGTTCGAGCGCGTCGGCGCCCTTGCCGGTCTCGACCTCGACGAACTCCTGGACGATGCGCATGTCGTTGTTGGCGGCGAACTGCTCGACGGCGGCGCGCTGGGCGTCCATGCCGAGCCCCGAGAAGCCCTGCTTTTGCGTTGAGACGCGGAGGTAGGAGACGATGGGGGTCATTATCGCAGCACCAGAAACAGCCAGATGACGAAGATCGCCGACACGATGAGAAGGGTCATTTTTCCCTCTTGCATCCCGCGATCTGGTGTGTCATGACTCGGGCGGATAGTCAAGGGGGCGGCCCCGCAAGGCGATGGCGAAGGCGAGGAAAAAGCCATGATCGAAGTCGACCCGAAGCTGTTTCTCAAGACGAAGGGCGCATTTCAGGAACTGCTCGTCGAGCGAGACAATTCCGGCGGCGTGAGGGTTATCCTCGGCTCCGCCGGCTGCGTGTTGTCGCCGGAGGACGCGATCAAGCTCGGCTCGGCGATTCTCAAGGCGGCCGGCTGCAACGTGGACTATCAGGGCGATCCGCTCACCAAGAGGTCATTTAGGCTATGAGCATCACGATCCAGCGTCCGATCAACGACAACCGGCCCGGCGTCGCGGCGGAGTTCGTGCGCATCCCGGAAGCCTTCCTCAAGGTCTACTCGCAGGAGATGCTCGATTGGGCGGCGGGGCTCGAAACGAAGGGGCAGTTCCTAGAGGTCATGCTTTGGAATCCGCCGGGCGCCACTTCGGTCCTCGCCGCCGGGCATCAGGGCAAGGTCACGCTGCGCTGCGACGTCACGGTCAACCCCGCCAACAAGGCGGTGAGGCTTGTGATCCAGCCCGACGACGAGGCGGACGCGGCGCGCGTCGCCAAGCACTGCGAGGACCTGCCGGGGATCATGCGGGCGCACCGGGCGGCGGCGGAAGTCAACCGCGACAAGCCGCGCGGCGCGGTGTCGGCCGTGTTCAGCCTGCCCGAGTACTTCGTCCAGCGCTACGGCTTTGAGTTGCGCGAGTGGGGCCGCAACCTCAAGAAAATTGGCCTCGTCAAGACGATCGTGCTGCGCGAGGGGACCCTGAGCGACCTGTCGCCCGATCCCGAGATCGGCGCCGTGCTGCTCGGCGTGAAGCTCCAGGCCAAGATCGAGCGGATGGACAACGGCGTCGACCTCCGGCTGATCATCGCGCCGGCGTCCGAAAAGGACGAAATGATCATCGCCAAGCACTGTGAGAAGATGACCCGCGTGGGAATCCCCGCCGTCGCCAACCTCGTCGAACCGCCGCGTCCCGGCATGCCGGCGTTCCCCAACATCATCGGCGCGCCGCCGCCGCCCGCAGATGGAGGCGTGTGATGGCAGGCTACGCGCCGGTCGACCTCCCGCCGTGCGAGTTCAAGAAGTCCGCCGAGGTCATCGAGTTGTCGGCCGCTAGGAGGCGATCGGGAGCGGAGAGCGCCCTAGCACGCCCCGTCGCGAACCCCGGCAACGGCGCGCGGGAGGCGCTCTACAGAATGTTTCGGCTCATGAAACCAAACCCGACCCTCAACGCGGCCGACTCAGCGCTGCTCTATCTTTGGGTCGAGGGCTTCAAGGTCGTCCCGCTCGAAGACAAGGATTGGAGAGCATAATGTCCAGCGGCGACAAACCCTCCGAAGCCGCGCCCGTCAGCGCCATCGTCTCGCTGTTCCAGAAATACCCCGGCTTGCAGAACTTTCACCCCTGGCCGTGCATCGTCTCGCGGCAGTTCCTCGTGCCCTACCTCGCCGGCCGCTCGAGCGACGGGATTGTGACCTACATCGACGAAGGCGTGCCGGCGCGGCTCAAGATGGGCGTCGAGCCCGACAAGTACCTCTGCTATCACGAGGGGCTTGAATGGTGGATGATGACGCGGCTCGACAAGGCGTATTGGGAAGGGCCGGGCGCCAAGTCCGCGCACTGGTGGGCGACCGGCTTCGAGCACATGAGCCTCAAGCTCGACGGCTGGTCGGATCAGGACATCGATGCCTACGAAAAGGAACTGGCAAGCTACGTCTCGGAAACAGAGAGCGAGAGAATTTCGGCTGAAACCGTTCCCCCCGATCTCTACCAAGGCCCCTACGAGGCCGCCGGCGACAGCGACAAGGCCGAAGACGACGATGACGCCAAAATCCTGCCAATCCTCCGCGCCGCCCGCGCGCGCCTGATGCAGGTCCAGGAAGCGAGAATGCCGTGAGTTCCGTCTTCAATTTCATCGGCGGCACCAAGGCGGCAGATTTCATCCTCGCCAATCATCCGGTGGATTATATTGGCGGCCCGATCGGCAGCGGCAAGACTAAGGCTATGTGTCTGCGTGTCGGCCGCCACGCCCAAGAACAGCGGCCAAGCCCCAAAGACGGCGTTAGGTATACGCGCTTCGCGATGGTGCGCAATACGATGCCTGATTTGAAACGTTCTACAATCCGTACTTGGCTGGAGACCTACCCGGAAGACACATACGGTCGCTTTACTTATGGCGCGACGATGGGCCACAAGCTGCGCTATCCCTTCAAGGATGGCCCGGTCCATTGCGAGGTCGACTTTATCTCGCTTGACAAGACCGACGACGTCAAGAAGTTGCGCTCGACCGAGTACACCGGCGTTTGTTTCAACGAACTGCCCTTCATCGAGAAGGAGCTTTTTGACGAGGCCGACTCGCGCCTGCGCTACCCGCCGCAGGAGCATGGTGGCCCGACGTGGCGCGGCATGCTCGGCGACGGCAACGCGCCAGACGAGGACCACTGGCTCGCTACGATGGCATATGGGCTTGACCCGCCGCTCGGCCTGGCTGAGGCCGATCGCGCGCTGTACGAATGGCCGGACTCGTGGGGCCTGTACATGCAGCCGGCCGCGCTGATCGAGGAATTCGACGCGCGCGGCCAAATCACCGGCTACCACATCAACCCGGAGGCCGAGAACCTCAAGAACCTGCCGGCCGACTATTACGATCGCCAACTGCGCGGCAAGACAAAGGCGTGGATCGATTCGCGCCTGATGAACCGCGTCGCGCTGGTCGCCGAGGGCCAGCCAGTTTGGCCGATGTTCCGGCGCGAGTTTCACGTCTCGCGCGAGGCGCTGCGGCCCATTCCAGGCTACGAGGTTCTAGTATGGCTTGATTTCGGCCGGGTTTATCCCGCCGCGCTGTTCGCGCAAGTGATCGGCGGCAGAATTTATGTTATATACGAAATACTCGGGTTCAATGAACCGGCGATCGTTTTTGCACCAAAGGTTCAGCGGTTTCTAACGACCAACTTTCCCGGCTACACCGCGCGTTTCACCGGCGACCCAAAGGGTCGGGACAAGGGACAACAGACCGAACAGTCGAGCTACGACATCTTCGCCGCCCACGGTATGCCAGTGATCCCATGCCCGGTGAAGATGAACGACATTGAAACTCGCACTGAGGCGGTAGCCTTTGCCTTCAACGATAACCCGGCCGGGATTAACCGTCTTGTAATTTCTCCCGCCTGTCGATCGTTGGTTGTCGGATGCGCTGGTCGATACTGCTTGGTCCGCGAAGAAACTGGGGTTCTAAAGCCCAAAAAAGACAAGTGGTCGAATTTGTGCGACTGCCTCCAGTATGGAGTGATTTCATGCGGCGACGGCCGGCGCATGATCGGCCTCAGCCCGATCGGCTTGGTCATGCCGGCCAAGATTGGCCGTATGCGCCGGACGATGCGGAGGATCGCCGGCTGATGGATCCGATCGAGCCGGTCGGCGCGGCCGAGCCCGCCGAATGGTTCGTCGTCTTCCACCCCGACGCCTCGTCGCGCTGGCTGTCCGCGCTGGCGATGGGCCACTTCAAGCACGTTTCGGCCTTCACCTATGTCCCGGTCGGCGACTGTTGGCTGTTCCTTGACGCCGAGTGGACTGGCCTGCGCATTGTTCACGCCAGCCACGACGTCGCCCGCCAGCAGATTGCGCGCTACGCCGCGCACTGCGTCATCGTCAAGTTCAAGTGCGCCGCCACCCCGATGAATTGGCGCGGTCGCGCCGGCTTCACCTGCGTCTCGGCGATCAAGCATTTGCTCCGCGTCAGGACCGGATCATTGCGGCCTGACGCACTCTATCGCCATCTGCTCGCCAACGGAGGCGAGTTGTTCGATGGGCGCACCAAAGATTCCTGTCGACCCGATGCTGGCGCAAGAGCAACAGCAGGCGCAGACCAGCCTCGATAACCAACTCCAGACGCAGACGCAGGGCGACATGGCGTCGCTGATGGCGCGCTACGGCACGCAACTCGCGATCGCCGGCGGCACAACTTCCCCGCTCGTCTCGACCCTCACTGGCGCCATCGCGCCCGGCAAGGCCGCCTGACCTATGGCAGAAATCCCCTCGACGACCAATTCCGTCCAGAGTGAAGCCGCCTCGACCGGCCAGGCGAAGGACCTGCAACAGCAGGCAGTTGCGCGTCTCGCCGCGGCGCGAACATGGAAGTCATACATCGAACTCGACGTGAAGGAGTGCTATTTTCTGGCGGCGCCGAATCGCCAGCGCCAGATTTCCTCGATGACGTCGCCGAGCCAGGCGCGTATGTTGGACGCGCCCGAACTCAACACCGACGAAACCTTCATCATCGTTGAGGATTTCGTCACTGCGGTCGTCGGCGCGTTCATGCCGGAAGCCGAGCCGTGGTGCGAGCGCGGGCCGGGCATGGACCTGCCGGGCGGCGCCGAAGGGCCGGTCTGGCGCAAGGTCCGCGATCAGATCAAGAAGGACGACCAGGCGATCTTCGCCGCGATGAAGGCGTCGAACCTTTATCCTGAAATACCGAAGGCGTTCAACCCGGACCTCGCGATCGGCACGGCTGCCGTGTGGGTCGAGCGCCCGCATCCGGCCTCGGCGATCACGGTTTCGGCCATTCCTTTCCGAGAACTCGAAATCGACCTCGGACCCTATGGCGAGGTCGACTACCGCGCCGCCGTGCGTTTCACGAGGAACCACTACGTGCGCGAACTCGTCGGCGAGGAAGTGTGGAAGAAGGTGCCGCCCGAGGTCAAGGAGAAGCACGAGGACAAGCCGTCCGATCGGACGCAGGTGATTTGGGCCTTCTGGCGCGATTGGGAGGACAAGTCGGACGAGGTCTGGCAGCACGTCATCATGATTGGCAACGAGGTCATTCACGACGCCAAATGCGTCGGCGAGGGCTCGTGCCCGCTGCTGGTCATGCGCTTCGGCGCGACGGCAGACTGGCCGCACGGCGTCGGCCCACTGATCAAGGGCCTGCCGAGCTTCCGCCAGATCGATGAACTCGAATACATGCGGACGAACCACGCCGCGCTGTCGATCAACCCGCCGATCACCTATCCCGACGATTCCTTCGCCGCCGTTGAACAGGGCGTCGAGGAAGGCATGGCCTATCCGATTCGGCCCGGCACGTCCGGCGATGTCAAGGAAATCTACAAGGTCCCCCCGCCCGAGGTCGCCAACTATCAATATCAGGAGAAGATCAAGAAGCTGCGCAAGCTGTTCTTCGTCGACTACCCCGAGCAGACCGGCGACACGCCGCCGACGCTCGGCCAGTGGCTCGACGAAATGGCGCGGGCGCAGCGCCGCCTCGGGACGCCCGGCCTGCCGTTCTGGCGCGAGGGGCCGGCGCAGATTTTCCTCCGCTTCAAGTGGCTGCTGGAGAAAGCCGGCGCAATCCAGCCGATCCGCGTTGACGGCCGCGCCGTCGCGACCATGCCGCGCAACCCGGCGCAGGCCGCCGCCGAGCAGCAGGAAGTCGGGATGGCGATCAAGGCGCTGCAAATCATCGCGCCAACCTTCCCCGAGGAATTCAAGATGTACTGTGACGGCGCCGGAACGATGAAGGCGATCGTCGACAAGATGCGCGTCGGCCTGATCAAGTGGCGCAATCCCGACCAGGTCAAACAGGCAACCGCGGCGATCGCCCAACTGGCCGGCGCGCGCCATGCTGGAGCGCCGCCCAACGAGACCCCAGGGCCTGTCTCATGAACGAAGTTTCCGACGACGATCTAAAACTGGCGATCGACCGCATTGCGCGCACGCCCGACGGCGTGACGCTCTACCTCTATTTGCAGAAGGCGCTCTGCGGCGTCATCAGCGATGGGTCAGAGAGATCATTGCAAGCCGACCACGGTCGCCGCAGTTTTGCGCGTGATCTAATGGCCCTGATGGCCGAGGGAATTGCTCTAAGTGACCGAAGCCGCCCTGTCACCTTCCGTCTCGCCAGCGCCGTCGAGCGCTCTGGCCGTCGCATCCCCGGCGCCCGTCTCGTCAGCCGCGACGACTACGTCCCCGGCTTCTCTGACCCCGACGCCGACCCCAACTCCCACGCCGACTCCGGCCGCTCAGACTAGCGATCGGCCGGCTTATATTCCCGAGGCGTATTGGGACGCCGCCGCCGGCAAGGTCAAGGACGCCGAGTTTGCCGCCCACTTCAACGAGCTTCAAACCCGCGTCGCCGCCGACGAATCGCGCCGGCTGACGCTGCCGGCCAAGCCGGAAGACTACAAGATCGAACTGCCGAAGGATTTCACGCTGCCGCAGGGCGTCGAGTTCAAGATCGACGCCGACAACCCGTTGTGGGCGCAAGGCCAGCAATGGGCGCAGAAAAACGGCCTGACCCAGGAAGCCTTCCAGGAAGCCATCGCCCTTGTCGCCGGCGACCGCGTCGGCACCGCAGCGCAGATCGAACAGGCGCGCAAGGCCGAGATCGGCAAGCTTGGCGCCAATGGCCCGGCGCGCGTCACCGCGATCCAGACCTGGGCGCAGGGCCTGCTCGGCCAGGAGCCCGGCGCGCGCTTCGTCTCGCGCCTGTTCACCGCGGCCGATGTCCAGATGGCGGAATCGCTGATCGCCAAGTTCACCGGCTCCGGCACCTTCAAGAGCGGCGGTCGCGAGCCGCCGGAAGCGCCGGGCAAGCTGTCAGACGCCGACTACAACAAGCTCTCGATGCCGGATCGTCTCGACTACGCCCGCCGCATGACCGCGGCGGCGCAGGGCAAGAAGGTCGCCTGACATGACCGTTTTCGTCGCCACCTTCGTCGATCAGACCTTCGACAAGAAGTCGGCTGAGGTTGCCTATATCGCGCGCATGTTGCGCAAGATGGCCGACGATGTCCAAAAGACGCAGGGGACGGTCAGCGCCGCGACCTCCGTGCTGCTTCCCAACGCGGCGGGAACGGCGAACACCGCTGTCGCTTCGTGGACCTACACGGCAAGCGCGTCCAATCCGTGATCTGAAAGGGAATTCCGATGGCCGTCTCGAACCTTATGACCCTCACGGAATACGCCAAGGGAATGGCGCCGGAGGACGTTCGCCGCCCCGTGATCGAGATGTTCACGCAATACAGCGACGTTTTCGAGGTCATGCCCTTTGAAGGGCTCAAGGGATCGAAGTACGTCGGCTACCGCGAAGCCGCGCTGGCGACGCCGGTGTTTCGCGCCGTCAACGAATCGTCTTCGTCCGGGCATGGCATCATCTCGCCGTTCGACGAAGCGACCTACATCATCGACCACGACATCGACATCGATCGCGCGATCCAGGATCGCTTCGGCCCCGAGCGCCGCAATTACGAAGAGCGCATGGGCATCACCGCCTTCGCCCGCCTGTGGATCGACACCTTCGTCAAGGGCGACCAGTCGGTCAATTCGCGCGTCTTCAACGGCCTCCAGGTTCGCGCGCAGAAGTTCGGCCGGCTCTACTACAACTCGACGGCCTCCGGCGGCGCTGCCCTGTCGCTCGCCAACCTCGACACGATGCTCAACAACCTGTCGGGCAAGTCCGGCACGCGCTACCTGTTTGTCCCCTTCCTGTCGCTGCCGCTGTGGATTCAGGCGGCGCGCACCCAGGCGCTGACCGGCTACGTCATGCAGACCTGGGACGAGATCGGGCGGCCGAAACTGACCTATGCCGGCATCCGCCTGCTCTACGGCTACCCGAAAGACGACCAGGTTCCCGTCCTCCAGTTCAACGAAGTCGCCTACGGCACTGGCTCGGCGGTCACGTCGTCGATCTACGGCATGACCCTCGGCGAAGGGATGCTGCGCGGCATCTACGTCCGCAACCTGACGCCCGAAGACGTCGGCCTGCTGGAAGACCGCAAGACCTACCGTACTCACATCTCTTGGGACGTCGGCCTGGTCGACGAGTTCAAGTATTGCCTGACGAGAATGACCTCGTGGACGAACGCGCCGATCGTCGCCTGACGCCGGCTGAGCAAGGAGCATCACGATGGGCGACCGCACTTATGCAGTCGACGCCAACAACTTTCTCGCCGACGGCGCCGCCGCTCTGACGGCATCCGGCTACGCGCAGTATGGCGGCGCGGACGGCATCATCGACCTCGGCGGCAACCAGAACATCACGGTCACGCTGCCATCGATCGCCGCTTCGTCCAGCATCACGCCGCAGCAGGCGCGCATTGACGCCGCGGTGGTCATCGACGTCACCGCCATCGTCGTCACGTCCGGCTGCTACTACAAGCTGATGGTGCTGGTCTCGAACGACCCGGCCTTCGGCGCCACGAACGTCATGCAGGCTGGCGCGCTGCAACTCGCCATTGCCGGCACCGGCGATGTCCCCAACAACTTCACCCCGCCAGCGGTCCCCGCGATCGGCGGCAACCGCTACGAGATTCTGTTCTCCAACGAGCAGAACAACGTCAAGTACGAGTACGTCAAGCTGTACGTCGTGCTCGGCGGCTCGAACGCCTCCATCACCTTCAAGGCCTTTATGGCCATCCTCCCGCAGATGCGCTGACATGGTCGAAGCGATCCAACTCAACGAGTACGTCAAGCTCTCGAACGTCGGGCCGGGGCTGGCTGCGATGGCCGACCGCGAGCGTTCGATGGTCTATCTGTGGGACTGCGGTCCGACCGCGCCGAGCGCTCCCAAGCGCCCGGTTGCCCCGCGCGGCAAGGAAGGCGATCCCGAGTTTGACCTCGCAATGGTCGACTTCCGTCAAGCGATT